TTCTTTAGTCACATACTTTGTTTTAGTGCCACCAGACTTAGTTTTTACTTTGGTTTTTCTACGATTCCAAAGTAATTTTTTTCCAATGTACATCATTCCCGAGTCAACTTCTTTAATCCGGTACACGAACCCCACAAAGACGTCTGGGACGATCTCTGGATCATATGGGTCGCCATTATAATACCACATAAAAAAGTACCTCAATCATTTCTAACTGAGGTACTTATATTAATCACAAAGACATCCTGCGTCGTATTCATCTATCTCATCATCAGATAACTCTGATCCACAATATGGGCAGTGATTCGGTGGTTCATCATAGATTAGATGAACCACACTTTCAACTTCACATTGATCACAGATAATACGATATTTCATATATGCTCCTTAGAAGTCTATCTCGCATGCACCACCAGCACAGGCAGCAGCACCAAGAGTATCGACATCAGTATATTTCTTTTCTGACAGTTCAGAAATCCAATCAATCTGAGTATAAGACCGCTTGATCTTTTCCCAGCGGTGAATCAAATGTGCATCTTTCAGGCAATACTCTGTACGTTTTAAATCACCTTCAAGGTATTTATCAGCAAACGCAGTAAACCTACGCACCCAATCTTTCTTTAGAGTGTTCTTAGAGTTTTCAGCAGAGATATCTTCACCGAAACCTTGTGCTGTAGAACAAGCCATCCAAAGATCACCGAATGCATTAAGTCCATCTACAACGAGACCAGACGCTAGAACAGACGCAACACCATATTTTTCCACCATCTTCTCAGCGTCGATAACTTCAGTATTTGGCGCTTGATTAAAATCCTTGTCGCCAGAAGTAGACAAGAAAGAAATACCAGCAAAGTTATTCCGATTGCTATAAACATATTCAGCAACATCATCCCAGTCCTCTACTAGAATTGTATTTGATACGTTATGAGATACGGTTGGATCAGCACAAAGTTCTTTATTCTTACCAGTATTGACCCAATGCTTTTGTGCCTTTGCAACTAAATCAAGATGATCAGTACCAATCAGTTTATCTTTTAAAATAGAACCTTGTTTTGGCGTGATAGGGAACGAAACAACCCAATCAGTTCCAGAAGCAGACCATACAGAATTTTCTACCATTTCTGGATTTGTTTTAGCAATAAGTTGTGCTACTTCAGAATCTTTATTCAGTTGGATGTTCCGAATATATCTCTCAGAGTGTTCAGCATGGATTCCACTTGCTGTTCCCAAGAGTACAGAAGCATTACCAGAAGGCTTAACGCAAGTAGTCCGAGCAGCAGGATTAATCCCGAGAAGATTAGCAACTCTCTTATTAGTATCCTTAACGATTTTGGCGCCTTTTTCCAGAATTTTCTCATCAAATAAAATCTCCGGGTTATTCATCCATCCAGTGATTGATACACCAAGCAATGCTTCACGATCAAAGATTGCTTTCGTTGTGTCAGGTAAGAACTTAAAGTCAGTATAACCAGCTTGCAGTGTACCAAGGATCGATGCTGCTTCACATGCCTTGTAGAATGATTCCTCATCTACGCACTGCCCACCGTTGATCTCTGTCAGGTTGCACCCCTGCCAACCAGACTGTCCGTCAATCTGTGGAAACATACCAATCTCTACACATGGATTGGTTGTATGTTCTGTGGATTCTACAAACACAAATCCAGGCTCACCGAACTGCTTAATGCTGTCCATGATTGCCATAAAGTCTTCTTTCTTAGTTTCTTTACGAACAATCACAGCAGAGTTGTTAGAACGTGCCCGTTGTGGATTATCTACAAACCAGTTACCAGTCTTGGCATTCATCATCTCTGTGTCATCTGGCGAGAACAGGCAGATAGTTGCAGAACGACGCACACCACCCGACAGAACCGCATCAGCACAGTGCATTGCAATATCATATACATGAATCGGGCGTAGTTGTACAGGGTCTTTGGCATTCATTACAATACCTTGAATCAGGTACTCGATACGATCTAATGCTTGACGCAGGCCATCTGGACCAGGAGCTTTAAATCCACCAGAAATTTTAGCACCCTTTGGACGAATATTAGTCATGTCAAAGAATACACGACGACCTTCAAACTCAGGATACTTGCTACCACCTACAAAGTAAGATGACATCAGAACATCAAGAGCAGAAGCCCAGCCTTCGATACTATCCTCTACCACATATCCTTTTGCTTGCTTTTTCCGTTCTTGTACAGCAGGAAGTTTATCCACGTGATGATTCTGTACAGAGAATCCAGCGCCTGCACCACATAAAAGAATGTAGAAATATTCACCAAAAAATTCTGCACGATCCACATAGGAGGATGTACAGTTATACATTTTCATCTGATGTTTAAGGAGCTGATCACCACCAAACTGCAAAGCACGTTGGGCGCCAAGAACACGCTTTTCTTTGTAAGCAGTAGTTGCAGTAGCCATCTCATTAGCCAGTGCTGTAGTCATTGTATCTTTGTAGTAATCTTTGTGCATCGCCATTACACGGTCGACAGATTCATCCCAACTTTCATATCTATTTTCATCATCAATATATCTGGAGTAGGATTCGTAAAATTTAGTTTGGGATAAAAAATCCCTCATGTCTAGACCGTTTGTCATAGAACGCACCTCTTAATTTGAATGTGATTTTTAAACTGGTATGGATACTTATATTAAACTAAATCTTGAGATTTGTCAAGTTATTTTAATTTTTCTACTGCCCTTGATCCAAACCAGAATGAGATAATTGCAGCAAAGATAGACTGAGATTGTGGATCCCAGATAACATCTGAAATCTCTGCCATATTGTATCCTGCTTTCATCGCTTCCATTACGAGAACTGTCTTATAGAATAAAAAGAAACCAAAGAAACAGTATGTGATAATTGGTCTTACACCTTTCTTTAGTCCAGCAAAGAATCCAGTTTCTTTTGAAATTGCAATATCATGTTCGATTAGACGCTTATGTTCTTCATGATGTGCCATATCCTGCAGATGATCAAACTCAGCATCCTGCATCTGCATCTTAATCTCGGCATTCATCTTCATCTTAGCAAGTTCGTGCTTTTGCTCACGACCTTTATTGATCGTATCTAGAATCTTAGGAGCAAAAGATGTACCGAAACCTAATACCGAACCAAGAAGCGCAAACATTATTCGTCGTCTTTCTTTTTACGTCTCAAGAATGCTTTAAACTTCATAGGTGTAGGGATGGTAGCAACATCAGCAGTGGTTGTGCCATATTCCTCTTTTTCAATCTTTTTCTTTTTCTTCTTTTTAGGGTTCTCATCCTCTGAATATTCTTCTAAGAGTGTGGAGATAGATTCTTTCTCACCCTCTTCAATATTCATTTCGTTTAATGCTAACTTTGTATCAACACCGTAGTTTTCTCTGAGAAGTGCCAGCGCAGCGACGTAAGAGGCAATACGAGATTTGCCACCAGGAAATGCACCTAACAGTCTTTTAAGATTAAATACGAGTCTATGAAAAAGGTTAAACGCATCTCTTTCTTCAGATGTAGTAATTTTTTTATCAGTTCTTTTACCATTCTCATCAACAATACCCAACTCATAGGCTTTCGTCTTGTCAAATGGTGTAACCATTAACTTCAGAAATCTATAGGTGTATATGGTATCAGTAATTGTAGAGAGTGCCATTAAATCTTCCGAAGAGCGGTTATAATTTTTTTATCCATTTCGATACCAACTAAATCAGTTGGTTCAACGTATTTTAAAAATACCAAGAATGTTTTAATAATTGACCAATACTTATACTCAAGTTTGACTGCCATCATTTTGACGCCAATCTCAATACCAAAAACATTACAAAATACAATAATATGATTAAGTAATAATCTTTCAGATAATTCCCCAGTTTCTAAGTACCGATTTATAATTCTCTTGATGTACTTAATGCGATCAAGGTCAGCATAAAATTCTTCGGTACTAGAACACTGTGGATTATTATAATGTTTAGCAGCAACAATCAGATAATTATCTTCTGTTACTTCTACTTTTTCACTGTGAAGTTGCATAATTTAAATTTGTGCTTCAAGTTCCTCAATCATTTGAGATTTAGTCATAGAAGTATCTAAGTCAACTCCATATGTCTCATATGCATGCTCAGCCAGTTGCGATTTAGTCATAGCAGAATAATCTACTGGATCAGCTTCAGTCAGAACTTCAGCAGTTTCTTCTACTACTGGCTCTGGGTCTGCTTCAATGATTGGCTCTGGAGCAGGGGCAGGAGCAGGAGCAGGGGCAGGAGTGGATACAGGAGTATCAGCTTTAGCAATATAGTATTCTTCAACTTCACGGTCGCTATGCCTACGAGAAATAAGCAATTCACCAGTCTTAGAATCTACCCAACCTCTAGTAGTTGGTCTAGCATTTTTTGCCCAAGAAGGAGGTTTCAACATTTCAATAATCCTTTAGTTGTTCGTCTTCATTTGTTGTAATGCTTTTGTAATACCATCAATAATTTCTGTTTTGATAGGATTCACGAAAGAGGTGTCGCCATTGCGTTGATCACCAAGTCTAGGTGGAGTCTGCTTCAATGCTTTTTCAGCTTCTTCCTGATTCTGCTTATAGATTGCTTCAGCATCTAAAGCAACTTCCATGTTATGCTGATCAACAAATTCTTTACGATCTCCCATAGGAATATCGTTTTCACCAGCATTCATCTGCTTATTGTATGTATCTTGAGTGGAAGCATCTGGACCATGTTGTGCAGTAGAACCAGGAGCAGCTGCTTCATCCATCTCTTCTTTACCCATCAGCGCATCATGATTCTTACGGGCATATGCGTTTGCCTCTTCTTCATTATCAAACTTAGCAACTTCTTTACCAGCTTTATTGTAGACACAGTACATATCACCTTTCTTGGCAACATGCTTTGTTGTGTCCATTTCTTCTTCATCATCATTTTCGCTCATCGCTTTTTTAATTGCTTTGCGACGGTTTTTCAGATA